GCTGCGATCGTCCAATATGCTTTACGAGCCATAACAGAAAATACTAAAGGGCGTTTTTTATACGGGAAAAATATTTTTATTCCTTCTATATTTAGATGTCGAAAATGGTTCGTTATAGATTGCTCATTGCGAATTCTCTATAGAAACGCCCCCTATCGGTTACTGTCAGATAGGGGGCGAAGGGGTTAGTGTTACTTAGCGGTGCACGCTGACTGTAAACCAGCGGTGCAGAGTTTCTGCATTTTTGCGTCTTGCATCTCAGAGACTGAGGTGATGGCGTTGGTGCCGATCAGGGTGCCGAAGAAGACGACGACGGCGAGGAGTGCGATTCTCATCTGTGCTGTTGCTGTTGGTGAAATTATAGCAGCCCCGCCTCAGTCGCGGTCGCTGATGTTCCAGACGCCCCACTGTCCACCGTCATCGATCAGGTCGTTCGCAGCACGGCGGCAAGCACGGGCGCGGCGGTCAGACTCGATGCACTCCATCGCGATGGACTTCAGGAAGGGGTTGGATGCATAGATGCCATCCTCATCGAAGAGGGATTGTGCCATAGGGAAGTCGGAGGGTCGTGCCATTGGTTTGTTTCTTTGTTGCTCTTAGTATAGGACCTCAGGCACCCACCACAACCGATGCTGTGCCACTAGCCCAGTCGTCACACGATGCGGCGACCGTGGTAGCGAATCTCTGAGGAGGAGAGGGCGACACCGATGCGGGGGTCTTTCGCCTTGCCGTTGCGCTTGGTGGTATACTGCTTCTGTGCCTTGGGCAGCAGCAGGGACAGCACGGTGTCAGAATCCATCACCCAGATCTCAGCGACTCGGCACCCCTCATAGCGTGCATAGTAGTGACGGGGGTAGCATCCGATCTTATGCTCGATGAGGTATGCCTCTTGATCCTCCCAGGTCGGTTGAACGCTGATGCCGTTGTAGGTTGCGCTGATCGTCTTGCCAATGGTGCTCTTATACTCTACGGGCGTGCCGTCTGCCTCATAGGCATCAGCGCCGCTGTAGGTATCCGCCACGCTGTGACCCAACAGGCACGCCATATGGATCTCACGGCTACGAGCATAGGACATAGGGTCGCCTGCCTTCATCTCCTCCGCTGCCTCATAGAGGTTGGCGAAGGCATCGAGGTAGCGTTGCTGTGCTGCTGTGAGGGTGACGCCGTTGGTGATGCTGTGCATTGTGGTTCGTTTGCTTGTGTGTATCCTACAGGATGCCCAGGCGGTTCAGCACCCAGGCGTAGACCAGTTCACCCATTGTCACAGATCTCCTCTAGCATCTCATCGAGTTCATCGGTGTCGATCCGTCCATCCATCCAGCGGACACCATCGGGGGTCATCTGCCCGAAGTTCACCTCAAGGGCAGGGATCAGGTGATCGTAGCCGCTGTGCCCCTTGATGCGAGCGAGACGGTAC